TGCCACCACGGAAACGGGGGAAAATGCCATTGTGGTTGCTTAAACTGTGAACATGATATAAAAGATGCACTACAAAAACTTGAAAAAGTTTTAGATCCAATGAAGGTTGTTGAGTTTGAACCAGATTTTGACTTGACGGAACACTAGGAGGAAACATGAACTTAGTAAAAGACTTATGGGCACATTTGAAAGAATGGTCTGATTGGAAAATGAAAGATTGGATTAAAGCGGCTATCGTCGCAATAATCGTAATCGTAATAATTGGAGCAATCTAATTTATGGTTTGGCAACTCTTAGCTAAACCTCTTCTTGGCGTCGTTGCTGACGGCGTCAAGGGTTTTGTTGAAACAAAAAAAGCAAAAGCAGAATTAAAACTTACTGAAATAAAAGCAACACAGAAACTTAAAGAAGACCAAATTGCTGGTAAGGTTTCATGGGAGCAAAGTGCCGTTGATCAAATGAAGGGATCGTGGAAAGATGAGGTAGCATTAATTGTCCTACTACTTCCAGCCGTTTTAGTTTTCACGCCTTTACAAGATCATGTTCATAAAGGGTTTCTCGCTTTGCAAGACCTACCGTCATATTATCATAATTTGTTGTATATAGCGATATCTGCCAGCTTCGGCATCAAGGCCGGATCTAGTGCTATCGGTTTATTTAAGAAGAAATAATTTATGGATTCAATCTATCTAGCCGATAGGCTATATAAAATAATTAGGACTAGACAAACCCAAATTGTTGAGATAATCACAAGTAATCAAGTAAAAGACTGGAATGATTACCAAAATCATTTAGGTCAACTAGATACATTAAACTATATTGAACAGGAACTCTCGGACCTGCTAAAGAAACAGGAGCAAAATGAGTAATTTAATTTTACCCGTGCACGTAGCGAAAGCTGTGCAAAAAAAGAAAAAAGAAAAAGAAGAAAAGGAATTAGAATCATCAAAACTACCAGAGCCAACAGGTTGGCGACTTTTAGTGTTACCGCACAAAGGTAAAGGTAAAACTAAAGGTGGTGTTATACTGTCGGACAAAACTGTGGAAGAAACACAGATTGCTACCAATGTTGGATTAGTCCTAAAGGTTGGACCAGATGCATATAATGATGCAGATAGATATCCTAACGGACCTTGGTGCAAGAAAAACGATTGGGTAATATTTGCCCGCTACGCCGGTTCGCGTCTTAATATTGAAGGCGGAGAATTGCGCATATTAAACGATGATGAGGTTCTGGGTGTTGTAGAAGATCCAGAAAGCATCTTATCGCCTGTAACGCATTAACATGGAGAAGACCATGCAACCACAAGAACTAACTAAAGAGCCAATGGTTGAATTAGATACTGGTGGAAACGCCGTTGACGTTGAGCTTAAAGAAGAGAAAGAAATACAGGTACAAGAACAGAAAGATAATAAAGTAGAGCAACCCAAAGAGGCTGTAAAAGAAGTTAAAAAAGACGAGCGTGAAGAGTACAGTAAAGATGTACAAAAGCGTATCGATCGAATGACGTATAAAATACGTGAGGCAGAGAGAAGAGAAAAAGAAGCTCTTGAATTTGCCAAAAAAATAAAACAAGAAAAAGATGACCTTCAAGTTAAATTTGACAAAGTAGATGATGGCTATGTTAATGAGTTTTCTACCAGAGTAAAATCAGAGTTAGAAACAGCAAAGGTAGCATTAGCAAATGCTGTGGCAAAAGGTGATATAAATGCTCAAGTTGAAGCTAATCAAAACCTAGCTAGACTGGCTATTGAAGAAGAGCGTATAAAAGCCACTGAGGCACAGAGAAAAGCTTATGAAGAATCTTTAAAAAACACTGGACAAATAGGTGAACAGCCTGTACAAAATAATGTTCAACCACCCAAACCGGATCCAAAGGCCGAAGCATGGGCTGAAAGGAATGAATGGTTTGGTAAAGATGAAGCTATGACATACGCTTCGTTTGGTATTCACAAGAAACTTGTGGAGGAAGAAGGGTTTAATCCATCTTCTGATGAATACTACGAAGAGATTGACAAAAGGCTTCGTAACGAGTTTCCCCAAAAGTTTAACGATGGGGGAGAAGTCCAAGGAGGCAAACAACCCGCTCAGACCGTTGCCTCTGCAAATAGGACCACAACGACTGGGCGCAAAACAGTGAGGCTCACACCATCACAAGTAGCGATTGCTAAAAAATTAGGTGTGCCACTTGAAGAATATGCGAAATACGTGAAGGAGTAGGCATATGAATAAAATAGACGAAAATAAGACTCCACGCGCTGTCCAAACCCGCGAGAAGACGACTCGTAGGAAACCATGGGCACCACCGTCATCTCTTGATGCACCACCTGCACCCGATGGGTTTAAACATCGATGGATAAGGGCTGAAGTTATGGGCGTAGACGACAATAAGAATCTTTCCTCTAGAATTAGAGAGGGATTTGAACTTGTTAGAGCTGATAGCGGAACTCAATATCCAACCATACAGGAAGGAAAATATAAAGGTGTAATAGGAGTGGGGGGATTGTTGCTGGCAAGAATACCGGTAGAAATTGTTGAAGAACGTATGGATTATTTTGCGCAACAAACGCAAGATAAAGAAACAGCGATTAGCAACGATTTACTAAAGGAAGAACATCCCAGCATGCCAATCTCTAAACCAGATAGGCAAAGTCGTGTAACCTTCGGTGGTAACCGGAAAGACTAATTTTTTAGCTTTCTCCCATCGAATTAAATTTTAACAACCTTTAACTAAAGGACTATAACGATGGCAAATAAAGATGCGGCTTTTGGGTTTAGACCCGTAAGGCATTTAACTGGTGGCGAAATTCGTGCTAACGAATACACCATTGCCGCGAATTATGGCACTGACATATTTCAAGGTCAGTGTGTTATTGCTGTAACCGCAGGTGGCATTGAAGCCGCGGCGGCAGGTAACGTAATTCTAGGCGTATTTGGTGGCTGTTTTTTTACAGATCCAACTACTAGTAAACCAACATTTAGTAACAACTATCCAGCAAGCACAAATGCTTCTGATATTGTTGCTCTTGTTTACGACGATCCAAGAATCGTCTTCGAAGTCCAGCATGATGGTACAGGCACAGCGGCGATGAATTTCGCTGGTTTTGACTTTACAGGAACAGCAGGAAGTTCTGCTACTGGTAGATCAACTCAAGAGTTAGATACTACTACAGCAGGTACATCTGGACAATTTAAACAAATAGGTATTTCCAAGGATCCCGACAACAGTGATACAGGTTCTGCAAACGTTAACGCGTATGTAATTCCAAACGTTGCCGAGCATTCTTACTTACTAACAACAGCGTTAAGCTAATAGGAGTCTAATATGCCAATATCAAGAAATCAACTGGTAAAGGAACTAGAACCCGGCTTAAACGCTTTGTTCGGTTTGGAATATGCCAGATACGAAAATCAACACGAAGCTATCTATGATATAGAAACTTCGGACAGAGCTTTTGAAGAAGAAGTAATGTTATCCGGTTTCGGTTCCGCGCAGGTAAAACCAGAAGGTACGTCAGTTAACTTTGACGATGCTACTGAGTCTTTCACTGCTCGTTACACACACGAAACTGTAGCACTTGCTTTCGCGATCACTGAAGAAGCTGTAGAGGATAACCTTTACGACAGAATCAGCTCTCGTTACACAAAAGCACTTGCTCGTTCAATGAGTAACACCAAGCAAGTAAAAGCGGCTAACGTATTAAACAATGCGTTTGATTCTTCTTTTACAGGCGGTGATGGAGTAGAACTATGTTCTACAGCACACCCGTCAACTGGTGGGAACATTAGAAATGAGTTGTCAACTGCTTCTGATTTGAATGAAACTTCACTTGAACAAGCGTTGATCGATATTTCATTGTTAACTGACGATAGAGGATTAAAGATCGCTCTTAACGGAAGAAAACTAATAATACCGGTACAACTACAGTTCGTAGCTGAAAGATTAATGAAATCAAATCTAAGAACAGCAACATCTGACAACGACATTAATGCTATTGGTAGCATGGGTATGTTACCAGAAGGTTATGTAGTGAATAACTACTTAACTGACACTGATGCATTCTTCATTATGACTGATGCACCAAATGGCATGAAGATGTTCCAAAGATCACCTATCACTACTAAAATGGAAGGTGACTTTGAAACTGGAAACGTAAAATACAAAGCAAGAGAGAGATACTCTTTTGGTTTCTCTGACTTCAGAGGTATTTTCGGATCTCCGGGAGCATAGAACTAATCAATGTGGGGGACATGTTCCCCCACAACAACTAGGATAAACTTATTATGCCGACTGCCCTAGCAGACGCTCGTAGAGACGGTATGATAAAAACTACGAGGTAAGAATGGCTAATTCAACTTTTAGTGGTCCGGTA